CGACGCCCGCAAATCTTTTACGTTGCGACCCGTCTCGGAATGTTTCAACACATCGTTTGCCAAATACTGACTCATAATGCGTTTTGAGCTCTTCAGAGCTATCAGGAGCAGTAATTACTCGCTCCACTAAGTTTTCTGTTGAAAGAATTGCAAAATACTTCATGATGCTACGAGACGAATGTTTCCAGTTCCAGCAGTAATTATTGTTACTTTATCATTGCCATCTGTTGCAGAAGATAAAGTAAGCCCTCCGCCAGGGTTTGACACAGTATAGGTGTTTGGATAACGCAAAACTAAAATGCCATCACCCCCTGAGTTATTACCACCTTCACCGCCGCCGCCAGGAGAAGAAGATCCTGACCCTGTAGGCATGGCTTCGACGTTCCAATAAGCATTACTCTGACCGCGACCTGATCCACCAGCAGCTCTTGTAACACTTGAGCCAGTAATAGATGATGCTAATCCTGCACCACCAGTTCCGCCTTCATTTCCGCCATCTCCAACACCGCCAGCACCACCGCCGCCTGCACCTTTTACCCCACTAATAGTACACCAGCCTCCGCCGAATCGCCCACAATAGTATGTTTGGCTTGTCCCCCAAGAAGATTTAGATTGGCCTCCATTGTGGCCTTGATTAGTTGTTGCAGATCCGCCTAAGTAACCGTTGTTAGCAGCACTATCATTCGCGTCAAAATTTGTCGGCTGACCAGAATAAGTGTCCATCTCGCCACCACCGCCTGAACCACCATCGTGCCCAGCTTCGTAAGGCGCAGCCCCTGCCCCACCGCCGTCTGCAGTGACGGTAAAAGATTGCTGTGCAGGGTTTATCCCCGATAAAGTTGTATCACTGCCATTTGTGTTAGCAGCCCCACCCGCTCCAATTGCTATCGAATAATTTGTTTGTGATAGCAATTGCAGTGCGCTAGCAGACGCTGAATTGCCACCACTGGCTTCTGACCCATAAGAGTTCAAATACCCTCCTGCGCCTCCTCCGGGTGATCCAGCATAGCCAGAAGGACTAGAAGTGCCGAATCCTCCACCGCCACCTCCACCAATCATCAAATAATCTACGACAACCGTCGCAATCAATAAGGGCCAAATACCATCGCCATGGACTAAACTTGCTTCGTTGATGTTCCAAACACCGCTAGCATTTAACGTAGAAGGAACAATTCTTTTGCCAATAAAACCACCGTTCGACATTATGTAATCTCCAATGTACTAACTGTTATCTCTAAATCATCTGCGGCAGTAGCAGTTGCACGCAACTTTTGCGACTGCTTCATGACAACTTTATTTGCAACCACTTCCAGAGACGCATCGGCTGGTACAGAAACTGTGCTAGCCAAAGTGCTTAGAACAGCATCACTACCGTCCGTCAGGGTGATTGTAATTCCTGCGGCATTGCTGCCATCAACATTGGCAACCACGCAACTCAGCACAATCGCTCGATCTGTTGCCGCGCTAGTAGGCGCTTGATATAAATCTGTCGCATTTGTCGTCGTTAGCTTGACGGATGCGTTGTTAAAAGTTTCAGCCATGGGATCAACCTAACGCAATAGCAAGTCCAAGGCTCACCCCAGCAGATGGAGTTGTAAACGATAAACCGCCTGACCCGTCAGTTGTCAAGACTTGGCCATTAGTCCCATTATCAACAGGCAGAGTCAAAGCATTGTCTGATGCAGTGCTATGAGCGTGGATCTCTACATAGCCAGAAGTCTGGCCAACAAGTCGTAGTGCCATCAGACAATTACCCAGTTAGACGTTGCAGGCACTGTAATGGTTGCCGCTGGATTAATACTAAGCGGACCAGCAGAAATTACATTCTTGCCAGTGCCAATCGTATAAGTCGTCGTGATCGTGTTGTCATGCTCTAAAGCCCATTCATCTGATCCACCGCCAGTCGCTCCACCGCCAGCAGGCGTCGCCCAAGTGATCGCGCCTGACGCTCCACCACTGGTTAAGACCTGGCCACTTGTGCCGTAATTCGCTCCACCAACACCAATTTGGCCAGCAGGACCAACACGGAACCTTTCAGCGTTTTCGGTCGTAACTTTAAAATGGCCATCAGAGCCTGTGTCAACAACCTCAGCCTCGGTATCTCCTTCAACAATCTTGTCGGTGTCTGCAGCGGTTCCGTTTGATGCTGCTGTAACCCGGCCCTGAGCATCAACAGTAATACTGCTCAATGTGTAGCTGCCAGCCGTCACAGCCGTATTGGCAAGCTTGTCAGCCGTAACCGCGTCATCAGCGATGTAAGCCGTCGCAATTGGCGTACCGTTCCAAACACCAGTCGCAATCGTCCCAACACTGGTCAGGCTGGAACCGACAACAGCAGAACCCAAACTTGTCGCATCAAGAACTTTCGTCCCAGCAATGCGAAATTCTTTTGCGCTTGCGATGTTCAGATGTTCGCTAAATGTCCACGCATCAGTCGCGTCAACCCAATTAATAGTTTTGTCTGTGGCACCTTTCAGGGTTATGCCGCCACCATCAGCCGTCGTATCTGTAGGGGTCGAAACCTTTCCAATCTCGATATTCTTGTCTTCAACTACAAGCGTGGTCGAATCGATTGTTGTTGTTGTGCCGTTAACAGTTAAGTTGCCCTCAATTCTGACCTGTGAAAGAAAAACCGCCTCCCCGACGACTCCCAAGAGGCCGTCAAGGCTAAGGTTGTCACTAAACGACACCGTGGCCCCGTCAGAATTTGTGACAAGAACCTGATTAGCAGTTCCATTTGCAAGCTTGCTAACAGCAATTTCAGCAGTTGAGGAAATTTGAGCGTCTGCAATCACTCCATTTGCAATGTCCGCAGCAGCTAGCGGATATGCACTAATTGCAAACCCAGGGACATACGCAATAGCACTCCAAGCTGAAGTGCCATCTCCAACTTTGAATTTCTTGGTATCTGTCTCATATCCCAACTCACCACTCAAAAGCGTTGGGTTTGCGCTTGTCCAGTTCGCGGCAGTGTCCCGCCGCTGCTGCATTTGAACTCGAACGTTTGTTGCCGTCATGAGTCAGCGCCCCCAGAGTTCAGTATAAGGCTGGCAGCAACAGCAGGATTAGCATCGTCGGCATCCAAGATAAACGGCGCCGTACCTGAAAAAACATAACTATCGAAAGCAGCCAAACTGCCCAGCGCAGCAGGTTCACCAACCAGGATGAACTGAATCAGGATTCCTTCGATTGCACGTATAGAAATGGTGACGTTATATCGCTGAAAGCCAATATGCTCTTCAGTTGGAGTTGTTGTATATCGATAAACACTTGTAGAATTGACTGCATTAACGCCATCAACTACCGCAGTTGGTACGGAAAATTCTCCTGCCGTCCCACTATTGGCTACATAATGAGTACGCAGTAGTTCAATTGAAGCTTGGTCAAGAGCTTGATACTTAAGACTAAAAGTTTGACCATTTATGTAATCTGTATGCCTAAATCGAATCGGGCCTACCCCAAAAGCAGAGTATTCACTGATTTGTGGTGCGCCAAAATCAAAGTTAATTGAGTTTGGGATTAGGCTTGGAAAGGTGCTCATGTCAAATATCGTATGGAGCCACGAGGAGTAACTCTACTGATACCCTGACCACACCTGGATCGTAAGCAACCGTAGGAGTTTTTGCATAAATCCACTGATACCCTGCTGGGAAAGTTAATCCAGAATCTTGCAAAACCGAGCTAGGTAAATCAAATGGCTGGAAGCGATTCTGAACCGCATAATGCGAAAAAATTTGATTTTGCTGAATTGTTGATCCACTTGTAAATGTAAATCTTAGTTTGTAGTCAACAGCAGCATTAGTCCGGCGAACAGTTACCTCTTTGCCTGAGAGGGTCTTTGAACGACGCACCGCAAATGAGCCAGGTGTGTAGCTTCTGCTTTGCGGTGACAGTGAAGGAAAATCAGCCATTAAGAAGCGCAGCCAACTGAATAATTCCATGCCGTCCCGCCTGTGGGTGCGTAGACGGTCACAGTGATAAAACTGCTAGCACTTGTTTTTTGAACAGTGACAGGAACATTGATGCCACTGACAAAGCCTGTGTCGAGTGATGCTGCGCCCGAGATCACAAACCGATCCTGAATCGTATAAGCAGTGTAAGTAAAGGTGAACGAGCCAGGGAAGGCACTGCCAACATTAATGACTTTTGTAGAGCCGCCCTGTCCGCCTGCATCGCCACCACCAGGGCAATCGATGATTTCATCAAACACGTCCACCGTATCTGACTCAACACAGACCGCATAACCGCCAGGTTGAGAAGGATCAGGGCAACAACCCTCTGCATACACCCTTACGCCAGCTTGTTGCGCTGTGGTTGAAACGATGTAAGGCTGTGCCACGCCGCTTGTCACTTGAGTCTTAACGCCTGTGTTGATGTCGATGAGATACCACTTGATCAACGGGTTCGCGCAACCTGGCGTAAACGTCAAAGTATCGCCAGCAACTGGCGCGCCGGTATAGCCCGAAATAACAGGGCTTCCGGGCTGGCCAGGCTCATCGATCGGGTCTACCGGATTGAATATACCGCCTGGATATGGCGAGTCCTGGTCCCCTGCCCCAGGCGTAGGAACATTGCTTTCTGTGTCACTAGACGATGGAGGATTACCCTGCGTTGATGTAGTCGATCCAACCGTCGTTGTGCTTGTTGAGCTATTGGTATCGCAATCGTGCGTACTGCGTCCCACGGCAATAACGTTACCCGCTCCAACAGCATCGTTAACAGCTTTGGCTACAATGCTTCGGCCTTGGCTATCTATGGGGAAGTGCGTCAAATCATACTTAATTAAACTGCCAAAAGTTTTTTCAATCCTGGCGATCTCATATACCTTGTCATGATGCTGAATTTCCCCTTCAGAAGTTTCTCGCTGCAAACGTACGCGAACAATGTCTCCCACCACAAGCGTGCTGTTGTAGTTTCTTTCACGAACTTTTAAGCGCAGATGATGCGTAACGTGTTTGCGCGTAGCAAGTTTATATGTTGCAGCCTTAATGGCGTGATTCTCTGTTACGCAGTAACCGCTTAGATCCATCGACACAAATGGACCAGATGCCGCTTCGCCTTGATACCGAACATTTATTGTCCGTACCAAACCAAAATCAGCCTCGGGCTGTTGTCGCCATTGCGCTACCACGCAGACGGGCTCCCTATCCTCCAAACTAACAAAATCAATCTCGAAACCATTACCAAGAACATGATCCTCCGTGAAAGTAAATTCTGGCGTGATCGTTGTTGTTTTAATTGTATAGTTTGTGTTGTACGGTAAGCGCGGTCTTAGCCCAAACTTGCCATTAGTATTTGTCAAACGCAGCAGAAAATTGTATGAAGTTTTTTGCAGCCAATCGGATAGGTTTTCGCTTTTGGCTAGAACGCCATTAAACAAAAAGTTATTAGCGTCAGTAAAATTGGCCGCAATACTAAGTGATGAGTCATCAATTAAATCGCTCGGCAACCTTCCGCTTTGCAGCATCAAATACTTTGCAAGATCAACAAAATTGTCAGAAGAGCCTGTACCGCCGCCTATTATCCTTGTGACCTGAAGACCATCCCTTACGAAAGCACTTATCTGTTTATTCCAATCTGTACTTCCGCCAAGAGATATTTCAAAACTTAAAGTTGTCAGACCGCTGTAGCTGCCAGACGTTCCACAAAACGTAGGCATTTTATGCTCCCTGTAGGTAATGTTGTAGGTTATATATCCACCAACAGTTCCAGAAGCTACTCGGCCACGTATAAGATTTCCAAGTTTATACCAGTCGCCTATTTGCGGATTTGCAGGGAATGTGTAGACGCCATATTGATTAGGTGAAAGATGAAAATCTATATAATCATCGATTGTATTTCCTGGGGTCCAGTTGCCCGCACGAGCGTTATACGCCTGGTTGTACGTTCCACGGCGGCAATTGCCGTAAAACATATCCCTAACTTGAATTGTACCTATTTCTCCCTGACTCACTACCAAAAGTAATTTGACGACTATCTCCTCATTTACCTGAGTAGCAGCCCAAGCATTACTGGTGTCAATCTCGGTTACGACTTGATCGTTTGTAAAAAAGCCCTCAGTCGCTTTTGGAGCAATCATTGCTCCGCCCGTTTGCACAGAATTAATTTCTTTACGACGACAAAAAACAATAGGAATAGGCTCACCTGTCTTTAAAATTGCTTGTGGCCCTGAAACATCTGGATTACCCTCTGCAGCCTGGGCCTGCAACTCGGACACAGACAGGCCAGTCTGCGCTGACAGTAAAAATAGGGGTTCGGTAAATTCGAGAGTCATATCTGGATGGGGACTCCAACTAAAGCGTTAGTTGCGGTAAGTGGCGGGATCTGCGCTCCAATAGGCGCAAGCGTTGAGCCAAGCTCTACTCTAAGCGCAGTAAACGAACCATTCATTCTAGAAACATACCCCACAAAGCTTGCAATCAAAATTTGTGCCGATTGAGGGCTGGCAACGCCTAGCCGAGTATCAAACTCGTAAACGTTTAATTCGCACAAGTATTTCAATCTTGACGCATCTTGAAATGCGTTAACAGCCAAGGAAGTCGCAGGAAACTTTACTTGTATTGATCGCCCTCCTAAAGCAGAAGTCTCTGTAATACCGTCACAAGTAAAAGGGAAAAAGCTGTATGACTTAGAAGATACAGTGACGTTCTGATTTACATAGAAGTTCTGCCACAGCTGGTAGTCCGCTCCACCTGGAGCGTGCACCCTTAAATACTGAGCTTGGCCTCTAAAGCTCATTATGAGATCCCCTGGAACTGACGTGAGCCATAACTCCGACCACCACGTGCAAGAGATTCCGTCAATTCTCGCATCCCTTCTTCAAATTGACCCATTGTTAGGTATGTCTGGTTATCTTGCTGCATCACAGGCCCAGTCTGGATATTGATTGATCCGGTATAACCACCCTCAGCATAACGAGGAATTGCACCCGCTCCACGAGCCCCCATCAAGTAATTAGTTGCGAATGCAGCTGCTTTCTTCTCTGGGACAACGTACTCAGGGCCTTTTTCCCCGATCATTGCTATTTGCGCTCCACTAACGTGACCACCGTTCCCGTAGTACCCCATTCCCTTGTTTAAAGCCTCAACAAGGTCTGCAGGGTTCCTGTAACCGCCGACAGGGGCTCTTGATAAAACTTGCTTCTTAACTTCATCACTGATAGGCCCTGCTGTTGACATTGTTTGGGTCGTGCGCCCCGCTGGACCCAAAGTGGTTGCTTTCTTCACCGAATCAGAAACACTCCCAGCCGAACTTGATCTAGAGCTTGCGGCACTAGCTGCAGCTTTTGCGTCTCTTGCTATCGACGCTGCATGAACAGCTCTTCTTGCATCTACCCGCTCCGCTTCAATTGACTCCAACTTGCCGTCAAGCAAGTGCTGAGCACTAAGTTTTTGGAACTTAGCGATCTCCTTCGCAGAAGCTAAACTTCTGTCCGCACTTACTTCCATCTGCTTCGCTATCTCTTCCGAGATCTTTGCTTGCTGATTAATTCGAGCCAGGCTTTCCAGTTTCTTCTGTGTATCCTCAATTTCTTCCGCTTGCAGTCGTAATAACTCAATCTGAAGATTGATCTTCTGAACCTGGAAGGTTACTGCCTGCCGCTCCAGTTCGGCCTTCGCAACCATCTGTTCGATAGATTGCTCTGTAATCTTAAATTCCAGTTCTGCTTGTTTCTTTCTGTTTTTAGCAATTTTGTTGATTATGTCGCGTTGCTTGTTGTAGAACCCGTCAATGCGTTGAAGCTTTGCAAGATGACGCTGCAGCCTGGATTCTTCAAGTTTTAATGCGCTTAACTCAGACTTATTTCGAGCCTGCGTTACCGCAAATACGCTTTGAGCAGCTTGGGCCTGCAGGTTGAAGATTTGAACCTGGCCTTCTAAAAGAGTTGTTTGCGCTTGAATCGCTCCTTGAGCTATTTTGTGCTGTTGAATCTTTTCCTTTAACTGTTCTTTGGCCTGCTTCTCAAGCTCTCTCTGGGCGGTAAGGGCTATATTTTGCTGTTCGACAACAAAACTATCTTCAATTCTTAATTGTTTTATTTTAGCAAGAGCTGTTTCGCCGTCTATCAGCTTTTGCAACACGCTATCCTCCACCCCCACATGTTCTTTCCTGATGGCTAAAATCTTGTCCTCAGTCTCAAACTGCAGCTCCTTCAGGTCCCTTGCTTTTTCTATTTTTGCATTTATTGACTGTTCAGCGGCAGTCTTACCCTTAGTTCGAGTCTTCTCAATATCGTAAAGTTCCTTACTGCGAATAACTTCAGTCTGCACCTGATCTACCTTTTCCTTCGCTAGAGCTAAAGCTTTTTGTTCTTCTTCAGAAATGCCTTTAGTATTTTTTTGAATTTCTTCCAGAGCTGTGCCATAAGCCACGAGTGGACCACCAACAACTGGCACAGTACCTAAAAGCGTCTTGAAAAATTTTGTCTCTGATATTTCTTGAGCTTTTTGAATTACAACATTCATGCCTTTTGCTATTTGCGAAACTAATTTAAGAACACCGGACAAGCCAGCTATTAAATCTTTAGTCACAAGCGAAACGAGACCTGCTACGGCTGCAACAACCTCATCCCATACGTTCGAAAGAACATTTAAATTGTTAGTAATATCGCTGACCGCATCTGGGGCTAAGCGAGTCTGCTTGTAAACCTCATTTGCTGCAACGGAAACTGCGGCTTCGGCATGTCCAGCTTCAATCAACCGCCGCACCAAAGTTCTTGTTTCTTCATTCACCGTGATGAAACTGCTCGCCAAGGCGTCCATGCTTAGCGAGTTAATTGCATTACCTACATCCTTAAAACGAGTAATAAGCTCTTCGGTCTTGCCTATAATTGCCGACAATCCAATCTGAAGGCCCATCGCGGCCTGTCCCACCAAGCCAAACGCATCAGCTAACGCAGTGCCGAGGCCGCCACCAATAACTTGTCCCGCTCCACCACCAAACAACAGCGGGAATCCTGTACCAAGACCAAACTGACCTGCTGTCTCTAATGCGCTATTTGCCCCGGATTTAGCGCCTTTTGGTTGAGGGCCTATAGGTTTATCAAACTGTGTAGTCGCAACGGCTTTGGGTATTTGTCGCATAATGCTGGCTCTTTCTCTAAGCCTCATTTCTCTTTCAAGAAGCTTGTTGGTTTGCTCTTGGACTCTATTTTCTGCCATACGAGCAGAAACCAACTGATTAATCGCGGCCTTATACTTTCCAGTTGCATTGCCTGCAGCATCTACAGTCTGCCTTACCCTTTGCAGATTACTGGAAGCCTTTTGACTAGCTAGGCTATATCGTTCTAAGGATTGAATGCCTTGACTAAATTTGGAGTTAGTACGATTAATCTCTTGATTTAAAACAGCTACTTGCCTGCTTAATTTATCTAGCTGGGCGGCTCCCTTTACGCCAATCTGGATCTCGGTCTTATAAGCCACAAAGGTCCACTACGACAATATCCCCATATTAACGGACTCGACGCTTCGCGTCCTGATACGCCTTCTCCTCTTGCTCCGCTCGATACGTGAAATATGCGTGCCAGCCAAACATCTCTTCTTGCCCCATTCGAGCGCGAAGCTCACCAAGCGTCATCTTCAGCTCTGCCGCTAGAAAGAACTGAAATTGCAGAGAAGGATCCTTCTTGATCTCACTCTGCAGTGCTTTTCATGTCGCTTTCGGTGTCCTCGTTATCGTCCGAAAGAACAGCAAGCATCAAAACTTGCAGATCCTTGTCCTTGACCTCGTTCTTCAGGACATCGATTTCGCCAAACTTAAATAAAGGCTGACCAGTCTCATCCTTAGCTTTATTGATCAGCAGCTGGAGCGCAAAAGCTGTTGCATCATCAGACTTTGCTTGCTTCTGAGCACGCTCACGTTCTGCCATCGTCAGCGGCGCTACCCACATTTCAAATACTGAACCATCCGAAAGTTCAACTTCTTTTTTGGCAGGTTCTAGATTCGCGGCTTTGCGTAAACGGTCAATTGCGCGAAGAGCTGCAGCCATTTCAATGATTGTTTTATAGCTTTAGTGTAGCAGTTGAAAACAACAAATAAAAAACCCCGGCGAACCGGGGCGTTATATTCTCCGAATAATCGACTATCAGGACTTGCTGAGGTCGAAGGTAGGAGCAGCACTAGGACGGAAAGCGATTTCCACGCTTTGTCCATCGTCTGGGTTCACGTTCAAGCTGGCTGAAGTCAAGATGACTGGAACCTCAATTGAACGGCTAGCTGTGTCGTCTGGCGTTCCAGAAGACAAAATTTGGTCGATGTAAAGCTTCATCGTTGCACCGTTTTGCTCACGCTTGATCACGTCTTCAATCAGACGGCTGGATAGCGTGGTGTCGTCATCGGTCGTGTAAACCGTGGCAGAACCCGATCCATCAGCAAACCCAGGGATATAAGCCCGGAAAGGTGCTGTGCCAGAAACCGTTTGACCGATAGTGGTCACATCGATTTCAGAACGAGTGATCTCAAAGCTCCACTCTCGGACCTGACCGACTGACTCTGCAGCTGTGTAGGTGATACTTGCTGTCCCACTTCCAAACGCTGTTGGTGCGGCAGAAGCTGACTCAGCAGAGCCGCCTACACTGGAACTAACAGTCATGACGCCAGTGGCTTCCACGTAGGTCAGGACAAAATAGTTGCCTGCAGCAATTGCTCCAGTGACACCCGCGCCAGATGGGTATGCAAGAGTTACTGGATCGTTGACTTTGAAGCCCAGGAAAGTACCGACGGTGATGTCACTACCACTGGCAGGGAAAGCACCAACTGCCAACGTGGTAACTGATGTACCGGCTGGCTTGTAATACAGGGCGCCGGAGGTGCCCGAAAGGACGGTGGCCATAGGGAAAACCTATTTGTTTTGGGTGTACGCGGGCACAGCCCGGCTATTTACAGTTTAGCTCAAGCCTTCAATTAAGAAATCACCTGAGCTACAAAGCTGGTGTCAATTCTAGATATAAAAAATGGTGTAAGTGCTAACCGAGATTCGGTAGCGTCAGTCCCAGTGCCAAAACTTGGGCCATTTAACGCTCCAATCCGCACGTAAATACCACTGCTCGCCTTGGCTTGATCACTCAGTGCCTGCAAAGTTGTGACTGCTGTATTGATCAATGTTTGGTTACGAGCTGGGCCTTTCCCTTTTTCTGTGTACGCACGAATGACAATGGTGCCCCTGATGTAATCACTTTGTGTCGTCAGCGTTGTTTCGGTCGTCAGACCAAACTGCAAGTTGACAAGAATAAATTCAGTTTCAGCGTCTGAAACTGTATTAAAGGTGTTGTCGAAATAAACAGGAACAGCAGGGCTTAGTGCGCCGTATGCCGCATAGAGGTCTGATTCAAATTCAGCTCGAATGCCTTGATAATTCATCGTCTAAATCCTTTAAAACCTCGGCTATAAGCGCGTTTTACTGCCTCATCAGCCTTACCGCTACCTTGGTAATGGGAAAACCAGTCCAGTGGTGCGCTGCTGGAGTTACCAGCTCCTGGTCCAGTAGGCCCAGCGGCAGAAAGATTTCCTCTCTCAGCACCAACGGGTCTGACCCCGTATTTACGACCAAATTTAGTCGAAGCTTTCAAGGCGGGAAGCTTGCCTGGAACGTATGGCGCCAGATCAGTCGCCTGGTCGGCATAACTCGCGGAATTGCCCACCGTAAATAGCCTTTTCGCTCCAGAACCTCCAAACACCCTATTAAAAAGTGCTGTTGCAGACTGGATCCCACTGATTTTCGGTGCTTGAACAGGCATCGCTTGACCAGGAGTACCTTGGCCACCTGCTTTTGTGCCGTCTGGTGTCTCGATATACCAAGAGTTTCTGAATTTTCCGGTCCATGCAGGACTTAAATCTTGCAAGTCTTTGACGATTTCTTCCGCAGCTCTCGCACGACCATTAAACGTTAAATTAACCGCTAATCGATCAAGATCTTGAAGCAATTCCTTCAGGTCGTTCTTAGCCATTACTGCGGCCTCAAAATTAAGTTGTGCATAATCGCATCGTCCCCACGGTAAGATTCCACGTCAACAATTCGACCTTCACGCGTTGACCCCGCTTCCGTATAACGCACTCGGTCACGAACGTTTGGATAATAATTACCCAGTTCGTCATTGCCAATAATGACCTTAATATCATTCGTTTGATAGTCACCATTAAACTCTTTTGGGTTTAACTTCAAGATCACACCCTTCAGTGCAACACTGGTCTCTGTCCCGCTAATTGTTCCAGTTGCTGGGTCATAAACCTCAGACGTTGCAGCTTTTACATAGGTCATGTCTAAACCCCACTGGTTTAACAGTGTTGTTGGTATCTGACCAAAAACATCATCGATAAG